TGCGTCCGGGTATCTGGCCGTTTGTATGGCCAACGGCGGGACGTACTACGTGGACCAGGCATCGGCGCGCATCGTTGACGGGGACGGCGCAATCCCGCAGCACGTCGCAAATGTGCTCAATACGCCCGTTGCGGCTCCTACTGCTGGCAGCCTGTTTGACATCATGACTGACGGAAGTTCTGTCCCGTGGACCCGCACGAAGCACTCGCTTGAGGCCATTGCCCGATCCTCGGAGGTGACTCACGGCCTGCTTGCTCCGAACCTTGTGTACGACCCGACCTGTGAGTCTCTGGCGAACTTCTCCGCAGTGACATTGTTGCAGCACGAGACAGATGTCACCCGGGTGAGGAGCGGCGGGAAAAGTCTCGCATTCCGCGGAAAATTGACCATTGCCACAGTGGCGCCCATAAAGCCGAACACCACGTATCTGTTTGATTTCTGGGTGCACAATCCGAACAGCGGGATCGCGGGCGTCACATACCTTACCTACCCCGGCGTGGGTGAGATTGTGCCCGTACAGTTGGTCAATCCAGGGGCGGCGACGAGTACTGGTGCATGGGCGCAGTCGAGGACCCTTTTCACGACACCGGCTGCATCACAGGCCACGCCCCTTGCCAACACCATCACCCTCGACCTTGGCAATACTGCCGTCACTGTGTATATCGACGACATTTCCCTGCGCGAGGTAGGTGCCGGTGCTTCAGGCAGGGGCGAATATTGGCCCGAGGTGAAGACTGGCGCCTACACCTGCACATCTTCCCTCACGCCCGTGGCGGAGTTCACAGATGTGACGCCTATGGAGCTGCTTCCCGGGTCAGTGTACTTCACCGCGCCCGCCGGAACAGCGTCAGACTACGTGATGATTTACCTGTACGCCCAGTACGTTCCCGGCGGCACATGGCGGTTGGTGAGTTCATACGAAAACAACCTCGGGAACGGGGTCGGACTTATCGTCCCGAACACTCCCGTATTAAATCTCGGTATCACTCCCGGAGTGTTTGCCTACGGGTGGCGGTTGTCTGCCGCATCCTATTCCGACCCAGTGCATCAGTTTGAGTACAGCTTCGGTGTTCGCCGGAAAGTGAGGTAGCCATGGCAGCTCCGCTTATCAATACAGCAGCCGCTCGCAAAGCCAATGTACTGCGCAAGCAGCATGAGTTTGAGAAGACCCAGGCTGAGCAGCGCATTCAGCAGCTCGAGGAAGAGCTTGCCATATGGCGTGCCCGCCTCGACGACATGAAGGCCGAGGACGAGTTCTACGAGCAGGTACTGACCCCTGCTGTGGAACGCTACAAAGAGATCCATGGCACTGACCCGGTCGAGGTACGCAAGTAATGTCCGCGGGCACCTACAGGACCATGACATTGCCGGAGCGCATCCGGTGGTTCCGATCCGCGCAAAGCAAGATGTCCGACCTGTTGCGCCGGCTGATCAGCATAGAGCGGGTCGAGCGGGCCAAGTTGGCCGCTTCAGAATCCCACAACTCCGCTGGCGTGGAGTCGTCACAGGCATTGACCGGCCTTGCATCCGATGTCATGGCGCTTCGAGACTTTCTTCTTCGTGGAGTGCAGCCGCTGACGGTTGCATACAACGAGTATCCTCACGTCCCCGTTGTGCAGGTCCAGCCGTCCTTAGGGCATACCAGCTTCAAGTTGACGGCCAATCACGGAGCTAGCAGCCGTGGCCGCATCGAAGCCACCGGCACCGCCAACTACTCCGCGGAAAGCGTAACTGGACCCTTCTGGCCCTTCCTCGCGGGCGACACCATTCGGATTTCCGGGAGCAAGACGGCTGGCAACAACGGACTCTGGGTAGTGCATGCCCGGGTCAATGGCCAGGTGCTTGAACTCACTTCCGTTCTTTCCTCCAGCGAGACATCAGATCCCGGAGTAACAATTGAACTCTACCAGAGGACGTTCACTACACCATGAGCATCATGTCAGACAGGACAATATTCATTTCCCGCAACGAGGGCCTGAAGTTGAAGCCCTACCGTTGCACCAAAGGGAAGCTCACCATCGGGTACGGCCGCAATCTTGAAGAACGCGGCATCACCGAGGAAGAGGCACGGTATCTTCTCCGGAACGACATCCTTGAGGCCGAGCTCTTTCTTTCCCGGTTTCTCGGTGAATCTGTTCTTCGCACCATCAACGCTGCCCGGATGACTGTCCTTGTGGACATGTACGTCAACATGGGGCCAACCCGGTTGCAGACGTTCAAGAAGATGTTTGCGGCTATTCGCGACCAGAACTGGCATGAGGCTGCCGCCCAGCTCAAGGACAGCAAGTACTACCGCGAGGATGTACCCAAACGCGCCGAGCGCAACCGTCGCATCATGGAGGCTGGAGAACTGTGACCAACAAAACGCTTGCGTCCGTGATTGCCATACTGCTCGTTTTGGCCGGGTGTGGCGGCGGCATGATCCCGCAAAAGACAATCGTACACCCGGACGGGACGACTGAAACGACGATGGACATCGAGTCTGCCGTAGAGCTCGCGCGGCTGAATCTTGAGGTTTCCCGCAGCCTGGTCGAGACCTACATTCTCCTCAGTAAACAGCTTCGCGAAATCGACCCCGAGAGATATCAGCGTGAGCTTGCGGAACGCCTGGAGCGAGAGCGTCAAGACGAAATTCGCTATCAGCGGTTGCTTGGTCTCGTGAACAGGTTGGAGGAAGGCGAAGACAATGTCGAACCGTAATCTTGTCGGCCCGAAGCCGCCGGAACGGTTTATCTGTGACGGGTGCACCATGGCTCCCGACGGCTGGTGGTATGAGGCGTGCAAGGTGCATGACTACGAGTACTCGCTGATGCGGCCCCTGTATGCCCAACTGAACACGCTCCGTGCCCGCTGCACGCAACTCGACGACGAACGGCTTCGGGATTCCATTCTCGTGGAAATTGGCCTGCTGGAGACTCGCATCAGATCCCGCCGGAAGAAGGCGGATGAGAATCTGCGGGAGAACATGCGGCGCCTCAGCGGCGGGAGTCGATTCAAGGCCGCGTTCGCGTGGTGGATCAGCCGGCACTACTACCGGGCCGTTCGCGTGTTTGGACACTCCATTCTCAATAAAACCTGCAAACCCAACGAGGGGCAGTAGTCCATGCAGGGAGCAGATATTGGCCTGAGCGTACTTGGACTGTGCGGCATCGTTATTGCGGCGATCATCAAGGTTCCCTGGCGTCGCGACGGCGTCGAAGAAGAGTCTGGTGGGTTCGTCTGCAAGGACGTGTGTCACGTTCGCCATGATGGGATTGATCGCGAGATCGCAGGAATTCGCGTCGAACAGGCGAGGCACCAGAAAGAGATCAGCGATAGTCTTCGCGGGATTTACGCGAAGCTTGAAGCGCTGACTGAAATGGTACTGCGAAGCAACAAGAAGGACTGACGTGAACGGCTTCATTCACAAGCGACCGGAGATTGAGGCGGCATTGTCGGCATGTAGTGTGTCGACAAAAGCCACCGGCCAACTCCTGCTTCCGGAACAGTTCTATGCTCCGTTCAGTCGCCATCACAACGCCATCATTGCCGCCTTGGACGATCCAAGCATCAAGAAGGTCAACATTATCTCCAGTCGCGGGTTGGGCAAGACTTCACTTTGCGCTCTGGCATTTCCACTGCGCATGCTTCTGTTCAGGCTGATGCGTTTCTTCGTCTACATCACCGGAAACTACACCAACGCCGTACAGAAGACCGAATCACTCAAACGCAAACTCGTCACCGATCCAGTGCTTCGAAAGTTATTCGGTTCCGCGAACACGAGCGACTACGGATTTGACGAGAGCTTCGCCAAGTCCGCGTGGGTATCCAACGGCTCCCTCGTCATGCCGCGCGGCGCCCTTCAACAGATTCGCGGCCTGCTCCACAATGAGAACAGGCCCGATGTCATCGTGTGCGACGACGTTGAGAACGTCAAGGCGATACAGAGCGAGGATGCCCGCAAAGAGCTATGGGAATGGCTGCGCGGCGACGTTGAAGACGCCGTTCCTCAGTTTCACGACAACTACAAAATCGTATACATTGACACCGTGAAGCATGAGGCATGCATTCCGCTCAAGCTCAAACAGCTTCCCGACTGGCACACCATCGAGCTTCCCATTGCAGAGGAAGCGGGGAACGGTGTCTTCCGGTCGCTCATCCCTGAGCTCGTCTCCGACGAGCAGATCAATCTTCAGTGGCAAAGCGCCGTCGCGGCTGGCACAGAGGACGTGTTCTACCGCGAGAAGATGTGCCGCGCACAAAGCGGCATCAGCAGCGCGTTTCAGCGGGCATTCTTCAAGTACTTCGACCCGATGTCTTACGAGTTCCAGAAGGCATTGCCCGACCTGCACACCATCGTGATCATCGACCCGGCCAAGACCGACAATCCCCAGAGCGCCGAAACCGCTATCGTAGGAGTGAGCGTCAATCTGGTGACCAGGGCCGTCTATGTCCGCGAGCTTGTTACAGACCGGATTTCGCCCGACATGACGGCAAGGGTGGCCGCAGACATGGCCCTCCATCTTGGCGCGTCTGCGATTGGAATTGAGACCACTGGTCTCGGGGCCTACGGCGTGTGGCCGCTGAAGAACTACCTGTCGACGAAGCGCAGCAACCTACAGATCGTCGAGTTGACGGCGCAGCGGGGCGTACAGGAGCGCGGAAAGACTGAGCGAATCAAGGGCCTGATTCCCCTGTACCGGGCTGGTCATGTGTACCACAATCCGACCTGTTGCGGCGTGCTCGAGGATCAGTTGTTGTCGTTCCCTCGTCCGTCCCGTTGGGATGCCATGGACGCCCTGGCGTACATCGTCGGCGCCATGGACAACGCGGACATGTACTTCTACCCAGAAGCGCCTCAAGACAAAGCGTCTGTCGAGAACGAGTATCGTCAGCTTGGGTATGAGTGGTCGGATGATTTCGGGTATACCGACCTCGAGACTCCGTTTGACCTTGGAACACTGTGCGGCTCCGGATTTGGTGGAGGACTCGTCTGATGGAATACGCCCCAGAGCCGCCCAAACGCGAGGCGCTGGAATCTCTTCGAGGCAGGTTCCGGTACGACTATCCCGATGGGCTTGACCTGACTCCAGGGTCAGAGCTTCACGACAGGCTCGTCTCCGAAGTGATGGTTCGCTCCACAGAGGCGCATGACGTGATGTCCGAGAAGCACGACACGTGGACCGAACTCGAAAAGACCATGAGCGCCTTCGTGGACCTTTCCGAGGCCGAGAAGAGAATCAAGGACAAAGATCCCAGGAAGCCGCTTCCGCTCGTGTTGCCTGTCGGCTTCGCGATGGTCGAGACGGTCATGTCTTTTCTCGTGAAGGCGTTCTTGGAGAATCCTCCCCTATTCCCCCTCGCTCCAGTCGACGGGGAGGATCGGTATGGAACGATTCTGCTCGAGATGCTCCTTGAACACATCAATCAGCAGAAGCGCAACGACCTCGCCGTGTACAGGCAGCTTCGCGACTCGCAGGTGTATGGCTTTGGCGTCGTCGCTCCCCGTTGGCACCAAGAGCATGGCTGGGTTCCGAAACGCCCGACGATGGCGGACCAGATTCGGCAGTTCTTCAATCCATCGTACAGGCCGCCTGATGAGTGGACCGTTCTTTCCGAGGGGTGCGAGCTGGTCAACATTGACCCGCGCCTGTACTGGCCTGACCCCAGTGTGCCGATTGACGAGCCCCAGCGCGCGGAGTTCCTGACGTGGCTTGAGTCCACCACGTCTCTTTCTCTTCTGGGCTGGGAAAAAGAGAGTGGCGGCGACATCTTCAATTGCCGGTACGTCCACGAGATCGATGCGAAGTCGCGACTGGGCAAGGGTCTGGATGATATTTCGAACGTCAGATCCTCGGGCACTGAACGGAATCTCGCGCCACACAGTCACCCAGCGCACGTCGTGTGGTGTTACATCAACCTTGTCCCCCGGCAGTGGAAGCTCGGAGAGAGCGAGTATCCCGAGAAGTGGGTGTTTGCCGTCGCTGGTGACAGCGTCCTGATTCAGGCGCGCCCTCAGGGGCTCCGGCACAACCGCTTCCCGGTCTCTGTTGCCGCTCCAGATTCCAATGGGCGGGACGTGACTCCACTCAGCCGGCTTGAGCTGGTCTATGGGCTGCAACGCTGGGCCGACTGGCAGGTAGCCACGATGATGGAAGCTCAGCGCATCGACGTGCTTGGCCGCTGGCTCGTGGACCCGCAAGTCATCAACATGTTCGACCTGCAGGACGCGTCTCGCCGGTTCATCCGGGCCCGTCGCAGCCAGTGGGGCAAGGGCAAATTGACCGATGCTCTGGTCAATTTCAGCACTTCGGGCCTCACCGCCAACAACATGAACAATGTGGCTGCCATCACGAGCCTGGTCAAAGAGCATAGCGGGGCCGTGGATGGTCTTCAGGGGATCATGTCCAACGGGGAGCGGCACAGTGCAGCGGAGGCCCGCGGGGTGTTCTCCGGCGCCATGGCGAAGATGGAACGCATTGCCTGGATGATTTCCCGTCAGGCTATGCGGGATACCGGCTACCTGATGGCCAGCCAGACCCAGCAGCTCGTTAGCCGAGATCATATGGTCCGCGTCACCGGCAACCGGGAGTTTGAGCTTCGCAACGAATTCGGCCTGCGTGGTCAGTCCGTTCACGCCGGGCCACTGGATATACAGGTACCTTTTGATTGCATCGCTCAAGACGCAAGCATGCCGAGCGGCGACCACGGCGAGACATGGATGCAGCTCTTCACCGCCGTAGCGGCAGACCCTGAACTTCGCCAGATCTTCGATATCCCGAGGATCTTCATGCACCTGAGCCGCACGCTGGGAGCGAAGAATGTCCAGCAATTCATACGCGACGGTGGAACCATCATGCCCGTGATAGCTCCCGAGGGCGCAGTGATGGACCAGGTTGCGTCCGGCCAACTGGAGAGTCTGAGCAATGTCGCATGACTTCAACGTCAAGACGCGGTCCATGCCCGACGAAATACGGGTGTCTCGCGACGACCTGGACCGCTTCCTGGCGACAGACACATGGAAGGCCCTGAAGCAGGCCCTTGAGGAACGTCAGGATGAGATCACAGATACGCTTGCCGACCCGATGACCGACGACCGCGGCATTCGCGTAGCGCAGGGCCGCAACATGGAAATGGATTACTGGTTGGAGTTCCCTGATCGACTTCGCCAGCAGATTGAGGACGAGGCAAAACTCGAGGAGGAAATGAAGCATGGATCCGAATAGCTTGAACACCGAACCGCCGGCCGGAATGCCGCCTGTCGGCCAGATTCCCGAGTCATCTGAGGGGCGTGCTTTTGCGCAAGAGCCCGGCCCTGAGCTGACTCCCGACGCGATTCCCTTTGACGATAGCGAATGGAACGACGATTCGTCCGCTACACCCGAGCCGCAGGCCCCCGTACAGGCACCGGAACTCTCCGTAGAGCCCGCGGCTTCGCAGGCCCCCGATGAGGGAAACGGCGACGGTCAAGGCGAGCCCGACGAAGACGCTGAGTTCGTCCAGCAGATGGACGCGTACCTGCAGCAGGCTCAGGTGCCGTTCGTTCCTGTTACTGCTCAGCAGGTTCCCGACGCCCAGGCGGCCATCGACCAGGCCCAGCAGGCCCTTGACGACTTCAAGCTGACCGACGAGCAGGCCGAGGAGATCATGGCCGATCCGTCCAAACTCACCGACGTGTTCCGCGAGTTCGGCCGGAACATCCTGGGCAAGGCCAATCAGGCGATCATTCTCGCGAGCCAGCGCCAGCAAATCGAGACGATCGAACGCGACATGAAGGCCGAGGCAGACCGGTTCTACGAGCAGAATCCGCATCTGAATCAGCCACATCTCAAGCAGCGCTGTGCCCAGGTCTGCCAGCAGATCATCGAGGCATCTGAGAAGAGCGGGACACCTGTGGACTGGCGCGACGCGTTCAAGTACACCGCGAAGTACGTCACCGCGCGCATGAAGACCCATCCACACGAGTTCTCCGCCAAGAAAGGACTTCCGTCGCTTCGCGCAGACGAGCCTCCTCAAGCCGCGCCGCTGTCGCCTGCAGCGCAGCCACAACGGCCCGCACGGCCCGTTTTTGCCGGCGGCGGTGGCGCGGCCCGCAGGTCCGCTCCGCGCCCCCCGAAGGTCGATTCGTTCCAGGAGGACCTGGACAGCCTGAAACCCGAAGATGCGTGGGGGTGATGCGAGAGCATCGGCCCGGGCGCATTCCAACGCTTGAAAGGAGGTGATTTGGAATGTTGAACGAAAGCAACGCACGCGAGTCCACGCCTGCCCTGAATCGGCAGGTATCGGTTGCGAAGAGCAAGTCTCTGTCTGCAAACGAGGAAGTGGTCCTCGTCACGCTGAATGACGACGCGGCGATCGCGATTGATCTGCCGCCGTTGTCTGAGTGTCGTGGTGATGGCCGGTTCTTCACCGTCCGGGTAGTTGCCGCGAGCACCACGCCGCTTGCGGCGACCGTGGCTGATCGCGGCGACTCGCCCACGACGATCAGCGAGGTGCTGACCGCATCCGGCGATTTCACGGTCCTGTGGACCGATGGACTGGCGTGGTACGTCCTGGCCAACAAGCTGACAACGGCGTCCGGTGGCGGCGGTTAGCAGGCAACAACGACTGGAAGTAGCGCGAGGATTGTTCTGATTTGGTTCTTTTCCGACGAGAAGGTCCAAATCCGCACAGCACAAGCGCTCTCCCAAGTGGAGGGAGTGTAAGTGGAACCTCTGTGGGTAGGTCTGTCTGGGACCGGAAATTGGGATGACGACCATCGCCCCAAGGACTGGGACCAGAAGTACACGCAGCTTTTCCCCTACGGTAAGGCGTCCTTGAACGCCATTCTGTCTCTGATGGAAGCAGAGCAGGCAGACGATCAGGAAATCTACTGGTGGGAAGACGAGTTGCAGGCGCAAGGCGCCGACATCGAAGGTGTCTACTACGACACCGCTTTGCAGCAAGCGTACCAGTCCGGAGACGACAAGCCCGCGGGCACTGTCGTTTACGTGAAGCTGGGTGCCAACACCGACGTGCGCCGGTTCCGTCCGGGGCTCGAGGTAATGTTTCGTGAGGGCAACGACCTCCGGAACGATGTCGCTGGCAAGGTGATTGACACCAGCGAGGGCGCATACAACTGGGTGGCCGTTCGGCTGTTGCAGGCCGACGGATCGGGCCCGGGTGATCTCAGCGACTCCGATTACCTGATGGTGATCGGCGACATCAATCCGCAGGCCGGATTCCCTGTTGTCCCGCGCACCTACGAACGGACGAAGGTATACAACTACCTTCAGATCTTCAAGGAGACGTACCAGTACTCGCGAAGCATGAAGCAGACCGCGTTCAAGACCGGCCGCAAAGACAAGTGGCTGGAAGCCCGGGCGCTTCAGCTCTTCAACGAGCAGCGCGAGAATGCGTTCCTCTGGGGTCCCCGTTCGATGAACATCAACCCGGAGAACGGCCAGGAAGAGTATACGACCGGTGGTATCGTGAGCTTCCTGAAGTCGGCGGCGCCTCAAAACGTCCGCCACTACCACCTGTTCGACGGGTCGTCCCCTTACAAGGGACAGGCGTGGGAGTCCAAGGGCAAGCGCTTTCTTGACGAATCCCTTGAGCTGCTCTTCCATTGGAGTGACGGCTCGATGGGTCGCAAGGTCGCGCTGTGCGGCAACGGCGCGCTGTCTGGCATCAACCGTCTCGTTGAGACACACGGGCAGTTCAATGTCACCAGCGAGACGACTACGTTCGGGTGGAACGTGACGAAGTACGTCAGCCCGTTCGGGGTGGTGAAATTCCTCACCTACCCGCAGTTCAACCTGTACGAGCACCTCAGTCACAGCGTGCTGTTCCTGGAGCCCCACAACCTCAAGCGCAAGTACATGCAGCGCACGACGAAGCGGGACGTGACGCCCGAAGGCTTCGACGGCGAGAAGTACGAGTTCTTGAGCGAGGAAGGCCTCAAGATCCGGTACCCGAAGACGATGATGCTCCTGACTGGCGTCGGCATGGACAACAACCAGTCGTAGCGGTTGGCAGCCGGCCAGGGTGCTAATCGCCCTGGCCGGCGGCCGCACGAAAAGAGTCTAGGCATGGCAAACCTTCAGACAATTCGATCCGAGTGGGTACGGGAAAGCGGCAGGTATGACCGCGTCAATTCCAACGGTACCGATAACGGCGCAAACCGTGTCATCAACGCCGCCATTCGTTGGTTGGATCGCCGGGCAACTCGCCCTGATGACGTTTCTCGCCAGATCTTCATCGACGTGGCGCCGGGCGAATACTGGGTGAAGTGTGCCTACGCTCGTGTTATCGAGAGCGTATGGATTGCGGATCCGTCCGACAACGGCGCTCGCTGGCCGCTTCAGCGGAAAACAATGGACGAGCTGCGCGCTCAATTTCCGGCCGACTGGTCAGCCTTCGAGAATGGCACGCCTCGTTTCTGGACGCCCGATGTTGGCCGCCTTGCGCCGGACAGCCTCTCCCAAGACTACACCGGCGCCGCCGACTACGCCGACACGTACCGTGGAGGTGAGGCAGAGGCAGGACTCCGAGGCGTCATCATCATGCCTGCTCCAAAGACGACGGTCGTGGTTACTCTGTTTGGCCGGTTCTTCAGCAAGCCACTGGTCAACGACAACGATTTCAACTGGTGGACTGTCACGCACCCCGACCTTGTGAAGCTGGTGGCGTCGTACCTCATTGAGCGGATCATGAGAAACCGCTCAGGCATGGAAGACTACCTCGTTGCCATCAACGAGGAGTTGGCAATGATCGACACCGATGCGGCCCATGAGGACGCGGCAAACGTCAAGGATTTCGTCGAATGAGCAAAGGACAGAGGCTCTTTCCTGTGTCGCGCCCGGAGAAACCTGCGCGCATTCCGCGCCAGATGGTGACGCCGTCTATGCTGCAGGGCCGTGTCAGCCAGACAGACATCAAGGATGGCGCTCCCCTGTTCGCCGGGGTGATACCTGTCGATTCCCTGATTGAATCCATCGTCATCCACGTTGACGGTCCGGAGGGCGCTTCCGCGGAGGTGGTCGTTTCCATGGAAAACGACCAGCCCGTCAGTGAGGTGCGGTTCAGGGTATCCCCGGGTATGAATAGCATTGGCGAAGCGATGATGGTGCCGGCCTGTACTCGGTTGGCGCTTACTGTCGTCGCTTCAGAGGACGTGAAACACGTGGGGTTTGGCGCGGTCGTCTACGCGCAGGCCTACAGAACAACCGAGGAGATGGACAATGGCCAAGAAAGAGCATGACGAGAAGAACCGTGGTGTCGAAGCCGCCGAGGCCGCTGAACAAGACGAGGCGTTCTGGGAAGAGCCGGAAGTGACCGAGCAGCCCGTAACTGCCGCTGCTCAGCATCCTGCGGCGTCTGAAGTGACCCACGATGAAGACGAGGACAGCAAGGGGCTGCCGTTCATCCGCGTCAGCCGCCAGAAGATTTCTGGCGGGTGGATGGAGACCCACGCGGCAAACGTCTCCGGTCTCGGCGTCATTGTGCGCACCAGCACGCAGGTCAACGGTGCAGTGAGCGAATCCACCACGTTTGTCCCGAACGGCGCGGTGGAAGCTCTGGTCGACAAGAAGGGAAGCTTCGTTCGCTGGACCATCCGGCGTCTGGGGTAATCGATCTTCGTTGGGGAGAAGGCGTTGGGTAAGTACGTCATAGACAAGCCATTGATCTCAGGGTTGGGCGCCGCGGACCGCGATGCGCTCAATGCTCCGATCTTGTCGGATTGCTATGGCGTACGCCCAACGCCCGCCGGGCTGCTGCCGGAAGTCGACATACCGGCGTTTCCGGTATCCGTGACATGGCCATTCCCCCAGATCATTCTCGGCACACGCCGCACTTTCTTCGCGTTCGAGACCGCGCTGCACCTCGTCAATACCGGCATACCAAACTGGATTGGGGGCCCGGCACTGACAGTTTCGGACGCCCAGGCACCGACCACTCAGCTTTCCCTTGTCGCCGGAGGAGGCCAGTGGCACTTTGTGGATCTTGGCTTGTCGTGGATCCTCGTCAACGGAAAGCAGGCCGTCTGGCACCTGGAGGGGGATCCGTATCTGCATGTCGGCATACCGGCTGTACACGGCGAGGACGTGCACTTCCCGAAGACTGCGACTCAACACCGGGGCCGCGTAGTCTTTGGGAATACCGGCGCGTGGCACTCTGGATGGAATGCGTTCTGGAACGGTTTGATGTCCAAGGCCCCGACTGGCATGACGTCCAACTTGGCGTCTGGCAGCAATCTGGTGTTTTGGACCTCGGTTGGTGATGCCCGTCTTCTTTGGCAGTACATTCTCGGGCCGACCTACTTCACCGAGGCCGAGGTGAAGCATCAGTGGCGCAGGAACGACTGCGGCTGGATGGTGATGCCATGGGAAGGCGTTGTGCATCGCACTCTTCCCCTTGGCGACAGTGTCGTGGTCTATGGCGACAATGGAATTGCCGCATTGGTACGCGCCGGTGAGACCTACGGGCTCCGTGAAATTGCCAAGGTTGGGTGCGCCGGCCGTTCTGCCGCCTTCGGCACGGACGCCGGTCACATCTTCCTGGACACTACGGGGTGCCTGTGGTCGTTGAGGCCCGATCTCAGCGTTGAGAAGCTTGGATACCGGCAGCATCTTTCGACCATGTTGACCGGGATACCGGTCATCGTCCATGACGCCAGCGAAGGTGAATTCTGGATTTCCGACGGGGCGACTTCCTACGTCTTGACCACATCCGGGCTAGCGCGGGCACAACAGCGGCCTACGTCGATGGCAGTAGCAGGGGGCGTCATCAAAGCATTCGCGAACAAGTCTGCCGCACTGGACGACAGACGAGTAGTGACCAATCGCACCGACCTTGGCTCCCGTCTTTCCAAGCACGTGTGGGGCATCGAGATTGGCTGCAACGATCCATCCAGCTACGAGGTTACCCTCGAGTTCAGGAACAATGCCAACAACCTGATGCGCACGCGTGGCCCTGTCACGCCAGACGCAAACGGTTTCGCCTCATGCAACGCGACCTGCACCGAATTGGCGATCCGGGTCACGTGTCCTTCGGAACTGCCGATGGACCTGGACTACATTGCCGTCCATTTCAACGAGCTTGGCGCCAAGACCAGTGCTCGCGACGTTGCTGGAGGTTGATGGGATGCAGGAATACGAGTTTCCCATTGCTGAGCACTTCAGGAACGGCCTGGCCCAAGATACCAGGCTTCCTCACAACTCCAAGGTACTGACGGTCTGCCGCGGGTTGACTACTCGAGAGTTCGGTGCGGTCAAGCCCCCGTCCGTCTCGACGCCGTTCGCGTTGCCATCTGCCTTCTCGTGGCCATTCCCGCAGGCCCTCTTCGGGCGCACACAGGATCTTCTTGCCTACGGGACGGCGATTCATACCATTAACCGGGGCACCTGGGCGGTGTCTTCCGAGGCGGTCTACGACCCAGACGCGGAGACCGCCACGTCCATCGGCGCCGCCACGTTGGATGGGCGATTCTGGCACAGAGCCGACATGGGCAACGTGTGGTTCCTGGTCAACGAGGCAAACTTCCTGTTTCGAGTGCCCCACATTTCACGGGACCTGGACGACAATCCCGTATGGCGCGTCTTTCGCGGCACGCAAGGGCGTCCTACTACAGTCTGCGCCTTCATGGATACCCTCTACTGGGGCGGCTTCACGGGGTCCTACTTCGGCGGCGACCAGTGGAAAGCAATCTGGAATCTGTGGCTGGCTAACAACCCGAGCGACCAGCTTACGCACGAGAACACGACAATCGGCACGTCGTGGGTCGGGTGGTCCACAGCTTCGGGCGGCGCACGAGACTGGCCCTTTGCCATGGAACTGGCCATGTTCGGATATCCGGCGGCATCGTTCGACGAATGGCGTGGTGAGTTCGCTGCGCTTGTCCAAGGCGGCTTGGTCGGCTTCGCACAGATACCAGATCCGGGCGGCGTCAAGACGATGCTCCCCCTCGGCGGGCGCGTGATGGTCTATGGGGCCAACACGGTAGGAGCCCTCATCCCGTCCGAGCGGGGTCACCGGTACAAGAAGCTTCTGGACACTGGGATTGCGGGCCGTGGCTGCGTAGCGGGCGACGAAACAGGGCACGTCTTCATTGACTCCAGACGGCGGTTGTGGCGCGTCGGACCTGAAGGCGCTCTTGAGCAGTTGAGATACAACCACTATCTCAGCGGTCTCAGCGTTTCCACATCCATTGTTATTGACCCCGAGGACCGGGACTTCCATATTTCAGACGGCCAGACTTCTTTCGTCCTGTCTTCGACCGGGCTGAGCGAGCAAAAGCAGCACATCACGTCTCTTGTGAGCCTGAACGGCCTTGTCGGTGTCAAGGATGCATCGGGAGACGACGGCGCGTTTGTGGTGCGGACAGGGCCCTTTGACATGGGCCGCCGGACAATGAAGCGTATCCAGTGCCTGGAGGCTGGTCTTTTCGACATCACCGCCGCAACCGCCAAGATCCTGTTCCGTTTTCCAACGGACAGCACGTGGCGCGAGACGCCAGCCGTCCAGGTCGGCGATCACATGGTCGCGTATACACCGTGCGCCGCGACCGATTTCATGGCAGAGATCAGCGGCATAGCGGGGCCGGATGCACGCATCGAGCATGTACGCGTTCGCTGGCAGGACGAGGGCAGGGCGCACATTCGCGGACTGAGGAGCGGATCATGAGCAACAAGTACTTCACTTTCCGGGTGAAAGACAAGGGTATCCTGCAGCGGCACTGGCACAACGAGATCGAACCTGCCATCATGGCGGCGATGCCTCCGACGGCATACCCCGACATCGACGTGTCTACCAACATCCTGAAAGCGATCCTCGACGAGCAGATGCAGCTCTGGGTGATCGCGCGCCGACTTGACGGCAAGCTTCAGATTGTCGCCATCGGTACGACCGCATTCATCTATGACGGCCCGTCCGGCCTGAAGAATCTGTCCATCTACACCCTGTACGGGTTCAACCAGATCCCGCCGCACGCCCTCAAGGATGGGCTCGACAAGATCAGGGAATTTGCCCGGGAACATGGATGCGGCCGCATCTTCGCGTTCACCGAACGTGACCGGGTGCGTGAAATGTTCTGGTCCAAAATCGCAGGAGAAGGCGTCTCACAACTGTCCGTGATGGTCGTGGAGGTATAGCAATGGGTGGCGGTGCACAGCCTGCTGGAACGATGGGGTACCCCCCGTACATCGAGAATGCCCACGAGTCTCTTCTGAGCGCCGGAGCGATCAATATGCTCGACGCCATCGAGGAAGCAACGGAGCTGAATCCCTATCAGGCGGCCTACTCCTACGATCCCGTGGATGACCTCGCGGCCATCGACGCGCGATTTGACGAACTGGTGCAGTCCGCGTCGACCGTCGAAGGCGACCTTGACTGGCAGAACATCGTTGAGTCTGTCGTGCTCCAAATCGACCAGATATTGACGGGCAGCACCGAGATTGACGACGCAGTCGATGCGTTCGAGGCAGAGCATGCTCATCAGTTGGCGGCCAGTCAATCCAGGGTTGCCGCAGGGATGGCCGACATCAATGCCGTCAATTCCAGCGCATTCCCCATTGCCATGGCGCTGCTCGAGGATGGATTCAATACCGACGTGGCGAAGTTCCGCGGCGACCTTCGCCGCGAATCTCGCGCCCAGCGGGCACAGATGATTCTCATGGGCACCAACTCAATGGTGCAGGTCCTGACCCAGAAGGTGGACATCGGCCGCCTTCTGTATCAGGCACAGGTCGAGAAGAGCCGCATGGCAATCGTTGCGAACAAGGAATATCTCCGCGAAGAGATCTCCCTTGCCGAACACGACGCGACATGGAATCTGGACATGCTGAAAGACGGCTCCGGCCTCCTGGGCGCGGTAGCTGGCGTCGGCATGCGCAAGGCCCCGATGCCCGCATGGGCCAGCGGCCTCAGCGGGGCCATGGGTAGCGCTTCAACAGCTCTGGCTTTGGCCCCTGTGTTGGGGTTTGAAGGTACCATAATCGCCACAGCAGTGTTGGCACTGCTTGGCGGCGCCGCGGGCTCGACGCAAGGCACATCATAAGGAGACGAATCATGGGAGTGAATCCAGCCATTATCGCAAAGGCACTCGGCGGCATGGCCGCTGGGATAGGCG